TAACCCACTTCCGGATGTCATATTACCAAATTTTACTAATGAAGTACAGTCAATCATTTTGGAAACCTATTTTTTACGTCTTGGATAACTTCTCGCCATGCATCTAAACCATCATGAAATATTAAATCAAGTTGATCTTCAATTGAAGGATAAGCTGCTTTTCTTAACTCTTTATATCTTGTACTATTTTTATATTCTAAGAATGCAATATAGGCATTTAGTAAGTCTTCGTTTGATGGTTTTGGTATATCAACACTGTGCCAAATTAGTGATTCATAATCTTCACCTACAGTATATTCTGCTTTTAAATCTTTGTTATAAAAATATAATGCATCTTGTATATTCATAATTACCCTTTTATTTCCATTACTGTTATAGAACTTGAACCTCTTGCAAAGTTAGAGGCATCTGTATCTGTTCTGGATCGATTTAAATAGTTTGTACCTGCAGTATTACATATCCATTGTACTTTATAAGTTGTGGAAGAAGTTGTTGCTGGCGAATCTACAAAAATCATTGTTATGTTTTGCATGGTTGTAGAATCATTCACATATGTTTGTCTACCTGCAGCAAACCTAGATCCTGCTGCCGTACCCGAACCTACTGCAGTCCCACCACGATCTATTCTGATACTGGCATTGTTTGCTGAGTCAGTTGCTATTGAAAGATCAACTAGAACTAGTACTCTATTGGAGGAACTAGAAGGGGTTATGTTAACAGTTACACCTGAGATATCTGCATAGGTAGTAGATGTAGAAGTTGTTGTTGCCGTAACTTGTGTAGACACTACTTGTAAGACAGTTCCTGTAAGCCCCGTGTTAGCTACAGTTAATGTTGAACCTGCACCGCCATCTGTCAGAGAGATACCATTACCCGCTGTTAAAACTCTTTCATTTGTCAAAGTGGCATTGGTAGCAAGTGTTATATATTGTGCATCGGAAGGAGAAATAGCAGAGGTTAACGCAATTGTTCCAGACGCATCTGGCACGGTAAGAGTTCGAGTTGTACCTGTTGTTATTCCAGAAGCTTCAAATTGAAAACGTTTAGTTGTATCTGTTTGATCTTTAATAGTTAGATCATTACCATGCATACTAATTGTTGGGTTACTAAACGTACCATTAGTTATTGTTTTTCCAGTAAGGGTCAAAGCGGAAGGTAGAGAAATAGTTGGATTACCAGACTCCCCAGTTCCATTTGTCACAGTAATTTCATTTGCCGTTCCCGTTATTGTTCTTTGAGTTAACGAAGTAGATCCTGTATAGGCAAGAAGTCCATTAGTAACAGGGAATGCAATAGTTCCCAAAGAAGATAATAAAGTTGTTTCTAAGTTAGTTCCGGCAGCATTCCATTTTATAAATTCTCCGGCTGCAACTGGCACTTCAATGTCTGTCAAACCAGATGTTACTGGAGTTTTTAAAACACGATCAATTTCCGAATCAAATTCTTGTACAATATACGTAAGTTTATCTAAAGCTGCTTCGTGAGCTGAAGCTGGAAATGAATCATTTTCAATGTAATCGGTATTTTGGGTTTTGGCTGTTATTCTACGTAATGTAAGTAACTCGCCGGAAGCTGGTGCAACTAGCATTGTTACAGTACCTGTCGAACCACTACCCCCCGTTACGGTATAATCTGTTGTTAGAGTCTTAATTGAATCAACTCCAGCAGTATTAGTTAAGATAACTTGTATGTCAACTGAAAGGTTAAAGGTAAATACAGTATTAAAAGCTGTTGTTACACCATTACCAGAGTATTGTTTAATAGGAGTGGTTGTTGAAGATACTGTCATTTAATCCCTATTTATTTTTTTGTTGTGGTGCTTGTAATAACCAAGACCAATATAATAAATTGTTTCCCGGTACAAACCTCATAGCGCGTAGAGCCTCCCTATCTGTTAACCCGTCTTGTCTAGAGTGTGCTGCATCAATAGTTAAATCAACAGCTTCTAAACCTTGTCTAGCTAACGGACCAAAGAAAATACCGGCACCATATTTAGCTGCTTCCATACTATCATAGTGAACGTTCTTTCTTGTTTGAGAATTTAGGCCAAGCATATCGCGTGTTCCATAGCCAAACATACCCGCAAGATCGTTTCCTATACCAAGTATAGCAAATGTAGAGTTTCTAGTCAATACACTGTTTAATACATTTTCCGGTTCTAAATTAGGTTCTCTGCCTTTAATAAGATCTTGTAATGGTGCTACCATAGAAGCTATGGCAAAGTCTGCAGCGACAACTCCTAAAGTACTAGCTGCTAATTTTGGATTTACACCACTCAGATTTTGTAACGAAGGTAATAAATATTTATTTGTTGAAGAAAATAAAAATCCTTTTAACATTGTCAAAATAGATCCCCAAGGAGTATTTGTCCAAAGAGGTTTTGATCCAACAGTTGGTGCAAGAATTGTATTATCAACAGCTCGTTTAACAACTGCTACAAAATCAGAAGCTATTCCAACATCCCAGTCATCAATACCAGTAGTTACAACTGAGTCTTTTCCCTCACCTCGAATCTCTTTAAAACGATCAAATTGGTCTAAGAAATTCGCCGCCATTTTTTTATCCAGACCCATCTTTGCCATCTCAATTGCTTCCGCAGATTTAGGATCCAATGTACCTTCTACTAATTTTTTACTTGCAGATAGTAAGCGTACAGAAACATCTTCAGCTACTGCTGTTCGGGTAAAGTTGTTAATAGGATCCATTAAGTTTAATTTTGAAAATAAACTATTGGCAGCTTGAGTTGTTTTTTCTATTTTGGTCATGATATCTAATTCTGGCATATCTAACCACATACTGCTACGACTAACTCCCATTACTGGATCTGCAACAACACCAAAAAGTCTAGCTACGTTTTTATCTTTAATAGCTTTAAATGTAGTAGCTGACGTCTTTGCTAATTGTAAAATGTCTTTATCCAACCCAATTGCTTTGATTGAGGATTGTGCTAACCTAGATAAATCGGGTAACATTGAAGCAACCACAGAACCCATTGTTGTTAAATACACAAAAGCTTTTGCTATAGCCGATGCATCGCGTGCAGAGCGACTGTAGCTTGACATAAAATTTCCAGTATGTATATCTATTAATTTAGTTAAGTTATCTTTATCCCTACCTAAATTTTTATTAAGGTCTTCTAATAACTGGTTACGTTTCTCTAATGGTAAATCTGTACGTTGTCTGATGCCACGTTCAAGTTCCGCATAATCTTTAGTAACTTGTTCAATTAATTCGTAAGGGTCTTTTACACCGAATTCTCTTTGATAAGACCACGACTTTGACATCTTTTTACCGTATGACTGTAAAATGTGCATTGGGTCTTTTGATCTATACTTATTTACAAACTGAGCATCAAAGTCTAGCATACGAGCTTTTAAGTTTTGGTTACTCCAAGTTTTTAATCTAAAACCTTGTTTAAAATGACTTCCCGCAGAATCTAATGCAATACGTTCATATACAGCATCAATGTAGTCTGCAAATCTTGCATCTTCTCTGTCAGCAGGTACGTAGTCTTTATCGGCTTTATACTCTTTTAGTTTACCTTGTTTTGCTGCCATATTTTCGTCACGACGTAAAATACGCATTAATTGCTCAGAGATATCTGCTTTAAGCTCTCCTAGAGAAGTAACAACCTTTTCTCTATTCCAGATATGTGGGATGTCGTAAGCTGTACGTCCTTTATATTCTGGATCTATACTCTCCATTTGTTTGTTATAGGTATCAAAATAAGTTTTAAAAGTCTCTGACGCTTTAGATACGCCCTTAGATGAAGTTTGTTTTATACCCAATTTAACTTCAATTGCCTCATTTAAAAACCCAGCGTTATTTAGTTTGCCACCATCAGCTTTATACATTGTATAAGCGTCTTCCAAATTGGTAGCTGTTTTTTGATAAATAAGGTTGAAATTAGATTCTGCTAAGTTAAATACACTCATTGGGGTTGCAACTCCTTCTGTGTTACCTTTTAATAGATAGTTATGTGAAGTAAGTTGTGATGTGAGTTTTTGGACTAATGGGGATACCGAACGAAGCCCGTCTAACTCTACCCCTAGATTTAATACTCTACTAACTGAATTAAACACTGCATTTGTTTCGGCAAGTGCATAGTTAGCTGGGTCGATAGGTCGTGCCGCTCCGGCGGAACCTGCTTCTTTAATTAGTGTTTGTAGCTCAACGTTATCGGATTGTCCGGTTAAAACTTTTTTAAATGCTTCACCACCTTCTTTAGAAACACCTCCTGCTCCAAATGATCCTAATAAAGAACCTAGCAAAACACCTCCAGCCGCATTCATTGCAACTTCGGAAGATTGTACAGTAGGATCAGTTTTTTGACGTCCTAGTTCCTGAGCTAATACTAGAGCACCCGCCTCACCTCCACGAATAGCCGCCGTAGCTGCGACACCAAGTTCTCCTAAAGCCGCACGAGCAAAAAATAGGTTGGAAACGTTAAATAAACTACCCACCATATCAGCACCGAAGTTTGCTAAACCTCCATATTGTTCAGCCCTGGTTCGTATTTCGGAAGCTTTATTTGCTTTATTAATGTACCCCTGAAGCATATCTGGAGTTGCTGCATCCTTTACCTGTGGTGCTAATTCAATTTGCTGATCTGCAGGTAGGCTTTGAAAAATAGGGTCTTTTAAGGGATTGTAGTTAGGGTCTTTAACAGCAGCTTCATATAAAAATAAACCAAGTCCTTCAAGATCTGTATTGGCTTGTAGAGTTGCTCTATCGTATAAAGCTTCCCATTTACCTGGCTCGACGTCATTTACAACATTAGGATCTGATAGTACCGCAGCTTTTGCTGTATGTTTCATCATTAAATCTTCGTATGTAACTCCACCAGTTGAGGATACAATAGAATTTTCTACAGATTCTTGTAAATTACTTTTAGGTAAAATATTTGTAATTGTGTCAACAATACTCATTAAGTCCTCTTAGGTGTAAAACTAGATCCAGGTTTATTTCGTCCAACCATTTCTAAAGTAGATTGGCCCTTTAGATAAGTATACGCTTCTTCTTTAGCTGAGTCAAGTATTTGATGGTCACTAACATCTGGTTCTAATCCTTGTTCTTTTAATACTCGAATCCGTTCTTTATCAAATCTATCTTGATCAAATTTTACGTCAAATGTAAGGAATGTACCATCTGGTTTTTGAATTAACCCTCCATTAAGATCCGTCACTAAATATCTTCTCATTCCAGGATCATTTCTACCTGTATCTAATGGTTGAACTTTAATTTGTGTTTTTGATCCATCTGGAAGTTTTACCATATAATCAGAATACTCTAATCCGGCTTCTTTAAAATATGTTCCTAATGTATCATGTAATTGCTTTTGAGCTAACTTGGCATTACCAATAAATTGCTCTGGGGCATTTTTCATTATTTCTTTAGATCCGTTTATTGTTGTTGTTTGATAATCACGGACTAACGCTGCTTTTGTTAAATCTTTTGCTGCATCTACACTACCTGTTCTTATATAGGCACCTCGAAATATTTCTCTTGTTTCTTTAGCAATTTGATCTGTATTAGTTGGGTTGGTTGAGTACCAATGATTAAAAGTATCTGATACTACATCATTATAATTTATACCACCGTCTTTTTCTAATTGTGTAATAGATTTATTAAAGTCTTTAATTTCATCTTTACTTTTATCAAAATAAAATTTTCTGATTTCCTCTACAGATTTTTGTAATGACCCTTTATCATTTCCGAGCTTAGCTACTCGTGCAATATCTAAAGCCATTCCAGTATACTTTTCATCAATATCTTTATATTGGCCTGCAACATTTCCTAATTGCAATTCTTTCTCATTATAAATTCTATCTAAAGCCATTGCATAGCCAGCAACTTCGTACGGGTTGTTACTATATTTAACTCTATCCATAATAAATTTAGTCTGATCCGCACCCACTATAGGTTGGCCTTTCCAATACATAATCAGATTATTTGATATATCTCCTACGTTAGACTCTGTTATAGATGATGATGCGGGCATCATTGTTTTTAAATTTAACATAAAATCAGCATCTGCATATTGTTTTGCTTTTGGCATTTCGGGAGTCATTGCCCCACTACGTAACGCAGAGATACCTGCCCGAATATCTGCCCCTTTATAACTAGCTAATTTAGAGTCTGCAAACATTTGAACTGATAAATCTTCTAAGGTTTTATATTGAGGAGCTGCAATATTTTCTTTATAAGCTGGTGTTGCTAATGCTTTAATAGCAGTTTTTGGATCACCTTTATCAAGAAATGTTCTAACTTGAGTAGACATTATATCTGATTTTGCTTGTATATTAAATCTGTCAATAAACGCTTGATCCTTTCCCTCTCCTGCAAGAACTTTTGAAATGTCACTCATTTGTTGAATAGGTTTGTATGTATCCAACGGGTTCATTTTAATTTGGGATAGTACGGATTGGTAGGAATTCCCAATAGTGGACATGCGTTGATTTTTTTCAATATGTCTTTTTTCCGCATATGCAGAAGACAACGCTGAATATTTTAATCCATAAGCTTTAGATAAAAAATCTAGTTTAGATGTCTCAGAAGGAGCTTGACTAAGAGATTGATTTATTTTAGAGTTAACAAATTCAAGTGCTGCTTTTGGATTACCTGGGTTCGTTTGTCTAAACTTTAAATAATCTTCTTGTAGCTTCATACCACTGTCTAAAACATAGGCACGTTCTTTTTGTTTAAGCTCTTCTTTAAATTGGTGAATATCTAATGAGAGTATTTTATTAGAAGTTTCATCAATAATACCCCCAATATCTTTCATGGCATCTGGAATTAACTTCATTAAATTAGCTTTGTTTTCAGCTTCAACCGCCATCATTTCAGCACGCTCTGATTTACCTTTCCACATTTCAGCTTGTGACATTGCGCTATTTAATAAATCTTGACGTGCACCTAGCACTTCATTTTGTGCTTGGTTTAAATCCTGTTCATTATAGTTAGGAGTAACTTGACTTGGAGTCATTCCTGTTTCAGTAAATGGTAAATTAATCTTTGCCATTATATCCTCTTAATATAATCTTATGTCGGTATTAGCATCTAGAAAACGTCCGCGTTCTTTTGCTGACCACCTGTCAAATTCCGCAGAAATTCTTTCGGATTGCATTTTATTTAATGTATCATGTATTTGATTAAGTCTTTCTTTGTACCGCGAATCTGATTTAAACATTGCATCATCAATAAGATTTTGCTCAACTGCCTTAGTAGACCCGGTTCCTAATTGAACTCCAGAGCTTGCAAACTCAGCTTCATAATCACCACTAACTCTCATTGCATATGCAAATCCTTGCTCCTTTTCTTGTAGAGCAAATTGTTGCATGTTATAAGCATTGTTAAATAAAATATCGGCGTTACGTTCTTTAAGCTGTGCACTAAACTCAGCTGCTTTTGTTATTGATTCTTTTTGTGCTGCTGCAATTTTTCTGGCATTTTCATATGCAATTGCCTGTGCTTCTGCCACTTGGTCTGCATAGTCTCTGGCTGCCCAGGACGCAGATAATCTTGATCCAATCCCACCAATAACATCAAACACTTGTCCTAATCCCTGATTGGCTGCTCTACCTCGTTGATAATCATAATAACCCGCAGAATTAAAACCACCATCAGAACCAGCTAAATTAAAACTAGAACTATTACTAAATAAACTTGATAATCCGTCAAACATCTTTTATTACACTAAAAATTTTTATATCTTGTTGGTCTACACTAGCTTTACGTAATGTTCCTTCATAGGTAAAGCCCATTAATTTTATAAGTTTTTCAGCTTGTACAAAGTCTGCTTTACACCATGTTTGAACTCTTACAAACGGGCATTCTTGAATAAATTTACGTATTGCTTTAACAAATAATTTAGGGGACTCTCCAAAAGCTTCCTCAAAACCATCTCCTGTTAAAAAATATCCTTCGGCTGTAGATGCACTAATTTGGTACATCCCTACTATCCAAACAATTTTACCATGTTTGTCGACTAGTGTCAAGGCCTCGTACCCATTGAGAAGCAAAGCCCCATATTCAGCTAAGTCTACTTTCATTGCGTGAAACTCGCTTTGTTCTTTTCTGACTTTAATTTCAAATATATCTGATATTTGAAATTTTCTTAAAGGATAATTATTGTGCATCTGAAATCTGTGCCTTAAAAATAATATTTAAAACTGTCATTGGTAATGGCTGTTCTTGCTTTAAGTATACCTTATAATCTCTATTAAATCCAGTATTAAATTTTAAAATTTTTAATCCTGTAAATAATTCTGGGGAGCTATTCATTACATCATCCGATGTTCTAAATGGTATAATGTCAGTTGATACTTCATCGTACCCAAATTCTCCACCAAGAGATTCTTTAAATTTAAATGCTACTTCTGTAATACGAGATATGGACGCAATCGAAGATCCAATCTGAGAACCTGCATCAATTGGTAGTGTTTCAATCTCACTTACAAAACCATAGCCAAAAGTTGCATTGGTAACTTCATAGTTTAAAGTAACTTGCCCACCAGACACGGTTACGTTTGGGTGTACTGCCCCATTAGCAAGAACCTCTATTGTTTCACCTTCTAAATGGTCTAAACCACTTATTACATCGGCAAGAGCCCCAGTATACGCAGACGAACAATCTAAGAATCTAGAGTTTTCTTTTGTTAAAAACTCAAACCGTGGTAACAAAAGCTCAATATATTTTTTATCTACATTATTAATTTTACGTGCAACTTCTAACCACAATTCATCTTCGGTGCTTCCAGGCACTACACAAATAGCTTCCACAGAAACGTTATTTCCTGCAATTGTATGACGTGACCATCCATTTACGTCCTGGCTTCTTAAATAAATACAACTAATTAGTGTACCATTTGATCGACGAGCCCATATTGTTTTTGACGAATCCTGGTAATCAAGTTCTTGGATTGGATATTGTCCGCCTAAGTGATCCGCTAGTAAAGCAATTTCTTGCACTGCGTAACCATCAATTTCAAACTGATAGAATACAGAATAGACCCTACGCCCGCGTTTATCAATAAAAATAACTTCATCTTTTGTTTCTGCCGGATCAATATCCGCACAGCGTACATCAGATTCTTTTCGAACAGTAATATTACTAACTGTAATAGATCCACTTGATCCTTTTGCAGAGTGGATACTACTAGATGTGCCAAGTATTAAAGCCCCTTTAGAACGAAGCCATAAAATTGCTTGTGAGGATTCTCCACTTAGCGTAAAAGAATATGAGGTATCATTATCAACAACACCTTTATAAAGAACATTGTCGGGTTGGAAATTTGTGTAATTTCCGATTTCGGAACCCCAAAATGTATAGGGTTGATTTGTAGTATTGGCAAATAATAAACGTTGTTCATGTATAACTGCAGTTTTTGGGTAGCCTGTTGTAGCAGACCAAGCTCCCAGTCTCCATTGATCAGAAGCATTTGTTCCAGCTAAATCTTTTTCGACCAGCGCTGTAACCTGAGTTCCAGACGTATATGCAGTTATAGTCATCCATCCCCATTCTCCTGAGCCGGCATTAACTGGTGAGATCTCTATTCTTTGAGAAGTAGAAGCTGTATCCCCAGTTCTAACTTGTCCATTAGTAATAGTAAATTGACCCGCACTTGGTACTCCTGATGTGTAGGTTTTAGAAGTACGGACACCACTGCTTTCAATAAAATTAACAATTAAATCTGAAGATCCTTGAGGGTAAAATGGTATGTCAAAATAAGTTTGTGCTCCAGTACCTGTGTATGTTGTAACATCTGATTTGTCTGGGCCAGCTTTATATCTGATAGCCCTTCCAACATCTGTTGACACAAATATGGATGTACTAGCCGTTACTGTTATTGAGCCCGTTGTTGCACTTGGTGTTATTGTAGTGTCCGTTATGTTCTCATCTAAATAAGGTGGTTCAACAAAAATAACTTGAGTTAAGCGCCAGTTATCATGCCCTAACCTTTGTAATTGATATGGAGTATGATCTGGATGAGTTATATACATTGTATCATAAGATCGAGCAAATCGTAACTCGTTTAACTCAGCCTGAACATAAGGAGAATCAATAACATAAATTGGTGAATCTAATAGAACGTTATCAATTTGGGCACTTCCAGTTGATTGAAATTCTATATACACTGTTCCATTTAGTGTTGGAGTAAATGTAAATGTTTTGGCAGAACCCACGGTAAGTGTTCCTGTCGCAATAGAAGAGCCACCAATTGTTGTACCAACCCTATAAGTTACTGACGCTCCTAATACATCTACAGTTACTGTGTAGGTTGAAACACCAAGATTTGCAATACTTTGGTAGGCACGTGCTTCATTTCCAACCCCACTTCCAGTCAAACTTAAACGCTGGTTACCCGCATCGTGTGATATGGCACCAGTACCTGCATTTCTAGCGGTCCATCCTGTAATATTTGATACAAATGTCCCGTTAACAAAATCCCTACCTTGAAGAATAATACCCTGATCTCTAAAAAAGCGTATGGTTGATCCGGAAAATTCTACTACATACGATTGCTCTAAAGAATATTCAAACCGTACTAGTTTTGATGTACTACTGTTTGATGTTGCATTATATACATAAGTGGTGCCCGATCTACGTGAAGCACTACCATAAGCTGTTAGTAAAAAATTATGACACGTATGTAATGCACTTTTATATTTGGATAATTCTGTGCGCCCTTGGAGTTCCGGCGCTATCTCTCCTGTAACAAGACTAGTTTGAATATAATTTGTTATTGCCATGGTTACCTACTCCCAAGCCAATCACCATCTCCCCATGAGTCAGGTATACCCTCTTGAGCATCAAATAGTTTAGCTTCTCTTTTAAATTGATTGAATTCTGATTGTAATCCACTATATGCAAATGTAGCTCCGGTTATGTTGTAACTCATTTCCATTGCTAACTTTAGTACAAATAAAGAAGTAAATAATGTATCAAACTGTGTAGGATCAGTTACATCATAAATGTAAATTAATTCAATTCCATCATCGTCAGATAGAAGTTTTCCACCTTCAATCTTATAATCCGAAACAAAGTCATTTGCTTTAATTACTCGGATACAATCTGATGGTAAGGTATACGAATAAATATACTCAAAAGGAGGGGAAACTACATCAGCTGCTAAAATAGTACGTTTTATTGAAAAATTCCAGGGATGTAATCTAAGTAATTCTTTACGAACTTGATTATACAAAATATTGCAAAGACGGGCTTCTTTTGATGATTGTTCATTTATATCGATAATTGTATCTGCACCTAATCTAATTAATGCACGATTACAAATTTCTATTACTGAAGCCATGTAAAACCTTTAAATTAATTAAGAGGGCCCCTACTACAATGCAGGAGGCCCTCCCTTTTTGTTAGATATAATCTACTACAAGAACTATATCACCTGCAACAGCAGTAGCTGCCGCGGTTGTTAAGTCCAGACCAATTAGAAAGTGTCCACCGATGTCTGAAGACAGACCACCAATTTCCCACGCTTCTTTTTGGATGTCAGCAATATCACCAGCTTCGAAGCGTACTTCGACACCAGTAACGTTAGCTGACTGTAGTGTTGTTATTGCAGTTGCAAAGCAATCTACATCAATAACGTCACCTGCTACGCGACCCGCAGCAATTTGACCACCACCTGTTCCAGAGTAAAAAAGACCGACGTTACAAGCTAAAGTAGGAGTACCATTTGAGTCTAAGTCATCATTAAATATTCTTATTGATGAAATGACTGCATTTGATGGTATCGGACCAAAAAAGATTGTGTCGTCAGCATTGTCTATATCTGTTGTAGCTACGGCTACGCGATCTATTAGACGTTCTGCCATACCGACTTTACGGCTTAATATAGCAACAGGATTTGCCGCCATATTAACTGAGTTTACTGAAAATTTAACACCCATTGTATTACCTCATTATTGGAATAAAATATCAACTACAAGACCTTCTTCCATACGTACAGCACCAAACATTTGTTGAGTGTATACTTGGTATGGTAAGTTTTTAAGATCTTTACGTTGTGTGATGTCAACAACAGGATCCATGCCTTTAGCCACTTTGATTGAGTTATCTGTGCAAAGAATAGCACGATAAACCGAACCTGCAGTTTGTGCTGGTAAACGCTCAGAGTGAACTATTTGGATACCACGGAAAGATGGTAACATTTTGCCAGATAAAGCTTTCTCATTTTGGAAATCATGAGAAATAAACTTTGTGTCAGCTAGTAAATCTTCTTTACCTCTAGCATTTACAATTAAGTAAACGTTATTTGCGTCCATATCTACATCATTTGATTCTAGAATACGTAAGCCTTGTAAAAGTTTATCTACTGTTAGACCAACTGAACCGTGTGCGATTTGCTGAGCTGAATCAAAAGCTTGAGAGCCAGCACCATCTTTACCAGTAGCTGCAGTTCCAATCAATGCGTTCAAAATAACTTGGTCATAGTTTTTGCCATGAGCGTTCATCATTTTGACTACATAGTCGTTTGTTGGGTCTACTAACATTTTCAATTTTTCAATGTCATGAATCAACGTACCTGCATCATATGCACGCAATGTTGCCATACGTCTTGACATTGTACTGTCTTGTAGTTCGATAGGAGAATTTACTGAAAGTATTTCACCTACTGAGAATGTGCCGACTCTGTCGAAGAAGTGTTTTTCGCCTTTAGCTTGTTCTTCAACGAAAAGGCCTTTTAGTTTTGATCCCCTTTGTTCTGCTAAGTGATGCAGCATTGCATTATAAGCATTAACAAAAGAGGTGTCCATAGTATAAGCCATGTTTTTACCTTATTAAATTAATTAAATAGTTTGTTGTTTCGGAAATGCTTGTCCGGTTATGGGGCTATCCTGATACTTACGGTATCCACGAGTCTATATACAGGGGCTAACTACAGCTTATCCTTTGAAGTTCATTGATGAAAT